TTACTCCGGATAAAACTCCGGAGCCAGAACCTGCTCGGGCGTCCACGGCCATGTTTCCGGGAACACATCTAGGCCGGTCTCATCCACGGCCTTCGAGACAGCATCGGCCCAGATTTCTTCCTGCCAGTCAGGATCCGCCAACATCGGCTGCAAGCTCGGCGTCCGATGCAGCCGCGCCAAAGCAGCACGACGCTGCTCCTTGATCGTCCGTTGCCAGCTCGAACCCCGGCGACCCGGCTGATATTGCCACTTGAGCAAATGCGCCAGCAGTACTGCCATGCGGCTTGCCAACTCCCGCTGTTCGCTCTTGCCCACGTCCTCAATCTCCTCCGCGATGTGCCGAATATCGATGTCCGACAGCCTGCCCGACCGCAACAGCGCTGCCTGCTCCCTGGCCCACGCCACCACGTCCTTTTCGTAGCTCGTTCCCATAACGCGCTCCTCTGATAACACGCACATTTTACGTTATGCGTTACACCTTGCCGACAACCATTTGGGAGAACACTCCTCACGCCAAGCGCTTTTCGTTACGCCTTGCACGTAACGACTTTACGTTCACCATAGATCGCTTCACCAGCGGCACGCATCTGCGCTTCGCTCACCAACTGCGCTCTGACGAACGTATCCGCCCAAAGCACCGTCTCCCGCACCTTCTGCCGCTGCTCAAACGTGTTTGCCTTAGCGGCAAGCGAAATCAGATCGAGCATCACATCGAACGACACTGGATTTTCGTTACTCGACGTAACGGGAAGCTTCATCGACTTCAGCGCATGGTTGGCCAACGCACGCTCGCTCTCAACAACCCCCTTCAAACGCTGAACCTCATCTAACGCCTCCTGGTGCTGATCACACTTCAGATCAGCCAGCTCGAATGCCTTGTTGCGCTCAGATTCCGCCAGCTCGACCTGGCGACACGTGGCCACCAGCTCAGCACGCAACGACTCAACCTCTAGGCGGCACTCATCATATGCATCAACATCAGCGGGCTTTTTCGTTACCGTAACGCCCCGATCGGCAGCGCGCTCAGCTTGGCGACGAGCTCGATATGCGGCCTGCCGCTCCGCGTTGCTCTTCGCATGACCAGTACGCGGACGACCACGGCCGCGCTTTCGCTCCACCCCCGGCAGATCAGCCGTCACATTATCCGTTACGTCACGCATATTTAACTCCCGACTGGAGATTATATTTTACGTTACCAGTAACGATAAATCAATTATCGTTACAATTCATCAGTAACAAAAATATAGGAAACCGGCTACGTGCTCGCCGGCGCCGCCGCCGCGGCACCGTCACCAACCGGCTTACCGTCGACCGCGCCGCCGGGGCTCATGGTTTGCCGCGGCAGATCGCAGCGGGCGAAGAAATGCACCTCTGTGCCGTAGTCGATCTTGGCTGCACAGGGAGAAACAGCGGTGACCTTGTATCCCGCCCTGGCCAGCTCATCGCCGTACAGGGTCGACACCGGAACACCGTTCTGCGACAGCTCGAACACATAGCGCTCGCCCTGGCTGCCATTGCGGGCCCAGCCAGCAACGTGAATACCCATGCCAGAGAACGGATGCTGAGCAGCTCTCGACGCGGCGGCGGCCGAGTCGGTTGCGCCTTGGGCGTGCTCATCCTTGCGCGCGCCAGGCGCAACCGAGCCGACCGGGCTGGAAACGGGCGCACTCGCCGGCGTCGTGACAACCGTAGTCGTCGTCACCGAACTGGGCTGAGCCTTGGCCTGCTTGTCTCGCGTTCGTGCGGTGTTCGCTGACGCGTCCATCGGATTGCCCTTCACTTGCGTCAGCAGAACGACCAGGACGACCACGCACAGGCCAAAGCCGATCACAGGCCAGCGACGCCAGAACGGCACAATGTCCGTCGCCGCCAGCTCCTGGCCGGCCTCGCTGCTCTTGGTGTGGCTGCGATAGAACTTGTAGTACTTCTTGTCGTACTTGCGAACCGAGGTGTTCACGACGTCGCCGCGCACACCGTCCTGCACCTTGCGGATATACGCGTTGCTGCTGCCGAACGCGACAGCCTTGCGCACGCGATAGCAGACCTGCACCAGGTCGATGATGTCCTTGCAGACCTTACCGTAACTCTGCGTGATGAGCAGCACGTCAGCATGCTCATGCCGATGCATGGAATACCACCCCGCGACCTCGCGCCGCGTGCCGGTGCGCGGCAGCGCGAAATGGCACTCGTCGATGACATAGAGCGGGCCGGCGCCCGTCTCCGGGTGCCGCCACGAATCACCGTAGTCCTCAACAGCGGAGAACGGCCTCACGACGGCCGGCGCATCGTCCTCCCCATCATCGCCGCGCAACGCTGCGAGGAAGCCGGAAGCAGCTCGTACAGCCTTCGGCTTGCCCTTGCTTGTCGTCACCAGCTCAAGCAACAGCCGCTGCTCCGGAGGAAACGCATCCAGCAACAGCGGCAGATTCGTGATCACCTTCCGGCCGGCATTCAGCGCCACCAGGATGTGATAGGCGACGGCCTCATACGACTTGCCACCACCAGGTGCGCCCAGGAGGATGTTAATCATCGTCGAGGCCCCCGCCACCCGCGTAGAAGTTCTCGTGATCGTCCGCCGCTTGCAGATCTACCACGCGATCGGTGACAGCGTTGTATTTCTCCTCGGCCTGATCGGCCTTCTCCTGGTGGTAATGCATCTCAGCGGCGTAGCCGAACGCCAATTCCGTCAACCGCTCAATCAGATCCGCACGCGACATGGGTTAGCTCCCGAGACGAGTGAAAGGAATGACCTGGAGGACCAGCTTGATGCCGATGGCCGCCAGGATGATTGCCAGCCCCTCACCCAGGCGGATCATGCCGAGCATGTTCACGACCTCGGGCGGCATGCTGGCGAAGTACTGACCGGGGTTCAGCCCCTGGAACGCCTGCTGACCTGGCAGGCTGTCGAGGACAAACTGCAGCACGGTCAGGATGCCCTCAAAACCCCAGCAAAAGAGATCCGTCAGGATCAACCAACCAGCTGAAAAAACGGCAATCGCGAGCTGCCCAAACCAAGTAGCCAGCCCGACAACCTTGGCGATCAACGCCGAGATAGCAGCACCCATGCATGCACCTCAGAAAAGAATCTTGCGCGCAGTAAATGCCGCAGTCGCCAGAATGATCAGACCGATGGTCTGGAACAACGAGCACGGCACGTCGATGCTGCGAACACCGTAATTGCCCTGTGCCATGACGTTGAGATTCAACGAGAACGCTGGGCACGAACCGCCGCCGACCGTGGGAAACATCGAGGCGATGGCCTGATAGAACGCAGTGGTTTGGACGTTGGGCTTACTGGCCTTCCAGACCCCCAACATGCCTTCCTTGTACTTGGCGTCGTACAACTTCGGAACGTCACCGAACGGCGTATCGGAAACCGAATCGTTAGGCTGGCTGCTA